CCAGTGCTTCTCTGAGCCACTTGCATTGCACCATTGATGATAATATTCCTTCGCCCACCAATCTGACTATTGGTTAGGACTTCACCCATCTTTGCTAATTCTGCCGCTTTGGTCATTCTGCATTCTCCAATGCTGTAATTCTAGCTTCTAATGCTTCAATTTTTTCTTGTGCTTTTTGTAAGGCTGATAATAAAACTGGTATTGTATCAGTATAGTTTAATCCTAATTTATTATCTGCACCATTGACTACACATTCAGAATAATTTGTCTGCCAATCTTGTGCAATAAATCCTAGACGGACATCATCAGCACTATCTGTTTTAAAATTAAAATTGACTGCTCTTATGTTTTTAATATTATCGTAACTTTGTTGTTTATTTAATTCTGTTATATTTTCTTTTAAAGTTTCATCTGATGTTCCTGTCCATGATGAATTTCCATTACTTAAATAAACTCCAGTACCTGAAGTTGCAGCAAAATATGCAACCACACCTGAACCTGACTTATTATTAACGTAAAAATGATAACTAGCAGAAGCATCAATACCTACACCTATCGCTCCATTTGTTCTTATCATCATCTGCTGAGATGTTGAGGTGTAAAATCTCATACTATTATCATTATGACTATATACTAGTTGACCTGATACATTACTATCATTTCCATCTGACCATAATAATGAACCATCTTGATCTGTTGCAGAAACAATACTTATTCCAGTTCTCTTACCTGATGATGTATTACCAATAACTAAATCATCTCCATTAACATGAGCATTAGTTGTATCTGTATCTCCTATTATTATTCGTTCTGAACTATCTATAGTAATAGCAGTAGCATCAGCATTATCGTCTATACCTTGAGATGTGAAAGCACCACTAACAGTAAGGTTATTACTCATAGTAACAGCACTATCAAAGCTACCACCACTACTCTTACTTACTGTATCTGCCACTGAGAATACATCATACACAACAATCACAACCAAGTCATCAGCACTAGCTCCTTGTGCCAATACAACAGACGTACCACTGGTGCTTGTATAGTCTGCACTGCCTAGCAATACACCATTCTGAAATACATCTATGTAGTTTGAATCAACATAAGATAGAGTAATACCCTCGCTACTTGCACCAGTAAATGTAGTCTGACTAGCAGTAGCTGTGTAAGTATGTACTCGTCTTACTCCGTTGCTTGGACTTGTTCCTATATATGGCATTGTTTATCCTTTCAATGCTTTCACTTCTGTTTCAAGTGTTTCTATTCTTGTCATAGCTTCTTGTAGTGCTTTTAACGCTTTCATGTGTAAAACAGATAATTTTACAGTTTTCTTTTTGTTTCCTTCATTGTCATGTTCTTTTTCTTCAACAAGACCTCCCATATCGGATGCTTCAAGTTCTTGTGCAACAACACCTATTTGTGTTAAATCAGGACTAGCAATAAGATTAAAATTTCTAACTTGCACTGCTTTAATATCTGCCCACTGAGATTTTGCATCTACTATATTTTCTTTAAGTGATTGGTCAGAAAATGAACTATATGTTCCATTGTCATTTCCGATGTCACCATCACCATATATAAATGCTTTACCAGCATTGCCATAAACTTGGACAACAACCCCACTACCATTTGTATTTTTAGCAGTATTTAAATTACCAGCAGTTAAAACTGCCCCAAAATTACTTGAATTGACTGTTTGGTCAGTCCTTGAAATAATTAATGCTCCGTTATTATCAACTCGCATAGCTTCTGTAGCATTTGCTCCTACACTGAAATTCATACCAGCTTCTGTGTTGCCACTTCCACTATATCCACGAATAGAAGCTAGTGTCGTACCTACACTATTTTCAAACAAGATATTCCCAAAGTTATTATTTGTTGAAGCAGTATCAGAACGAGTAAATTTTAAAGTTGCATCGCCTGAACTTTTTGATATTTCAAGTGCAACATCAGGACTTGCAGTTCCTATGCCAACCCTATTGTTTGCACTATCAACCTTAAATGTTGATGTATCTACAGTTAAGTCATTACTAACACTTGCACTATCAACACTAATAGAAGTAGGAAATACTGTTGTTATTTGATTGCCAAGATAACCCATTATGTAATCTCCATGATAGATAATGTAATCGATACTTTGTCTGCTACAGAACAATCTATCTGCAATTTATCTGTAGTTTCTAAAACAACTTTATTACCCGATAATATTTCTAATGATGATCCTACTGGGATAGGTGCATCTTTCAGTAAGAATGTCGTTGTGTTCGTAGCTGATCTACCACCACCACTTGTATCAGAAACTAACTTAACATCTGCTGTTACCTGGCTTGTATGAACATTTGCTATGACAAGTCCTAGAATTATTGTTGTTGTGCTACTCGGTGTGGTATATAAATCTTCGGGTGTACCAGCACTGGCTGGCATAACGTCATGTGATACTACCTTAAATGTGTTTGGCATTTTATTCTCCTATCCTAGTGCTATTGCCAATGCAGTGGCTTCATCTGCTATATCTGTTGTTAGGGCAACAGTGCCAGTTGTGTTAGGTAATGTTACAGTTACATTGCCACTGAAATTTGCATGGGCTGGAGCTTGTAATTGTACATAATGTGCATTGCTTGATTCACAATATAATTTTATGTTTGATATCGACCCACCATTTTTTAGAACTATCTCACCAGTTTGGATATCAACATTTCCATCAATCCTAACTACACCAGTGCCATTAGGTGTAAGTGCTATATTCCCATTAGATGTGGATACTAAAGCATTACCATTTACATCTAAATCACCACCAAGTTGAGGAGTTGTATCTGACACAACATCAGACAAACCACCACCATCTGATCCGGCTGGGCCTTGAGGGCCAGTTGCACCTTGTGGACCAGTAGCTCCTTGAGGACCAGTTGCCCCCGTAGCACCAGTAGCACCAGTAGCACCAGTAGCTCCAGTAGCACCGGTTGCCCCAGTAGCTCCGGCTGGTATTCCAAATGTGAATGAAGCTGTGTTGTTGGCGACACTGACAGAAGCAGTAGGACTTGCACCAGCACTAAGACCACTTACTGACACACTTGCATTTGTAACTGGTTCAATAGCTTCAGGATTACCACTAGAAGAATTAAAACCTAGGGCTTTTCCTAATCTGTCTGCTTTTACCGGCAATGTCATATCAGCACCTGATATAGCATCATGTTCTGCTAATCTTAGTGATCTATCAATCTCTTCATTAGTTTGCTGGTGTATAAACATATTGGTATCAAAATCATCTTCTAAGGATAAAGCTGTAAGTTGACCACCGGATGTATAAACTGATGTCCTCGCTAAAGGTATATCACTAAGTATGGTTATTGTTTGACTACTTGTTGGATGATTACCAGTTGTAAAAGATATTGTGCCAGCACCAGTGCTTGAATTTAAAGTTACTGTATAATGAGTTGTTTCTGTTTTTTCTGTTGTATCTACAAAAACTTTTACTTCACTAGTAGCATTTACCTGGAAGGCAAAAGCAAAAGGTCCGGCAGTGCCGTTACCGGTGAATTGCACTCTTCGTGCTGAAGTCTGATCTGTTACGTCATATGTAGCCATATTAGATACCTCTCTAGGATTTATACACTATTTAAAAAGATTTATAAAGAATATTATGATCCTCCTATTGCAAGCTTCTCAGGATTTTCAACTCTCATCTTTGTACTTGGCATCATTTCAAATAATTTTTTTATAGCACCAGTAGAATATTTTGACCTGATAGTATTCAATTCAGCAAACTTTTCATCGTCATTCAAACCTTTATAACCTGATCCATCGTCAGTAATTTTTATTCTAAGCTGTTCTTTTATTGTCTTATCTGCTCTCCAGCCTGGATCATTTTTTGTTAAATACAAACCTCTATTAGCATCTATTACATTTATAGTATTAAATAATTCTATGTAATTATTATACTCTTCTGCTGTAAAGTATGAGCCTTCATACCTTTTTTTATGACCACCAAAAACACCTGATCCATTTTCAGCTAATCTCCTTAGTTCATTGTTTACAGCATCAAAACCAACTTCTTGTATTTTTATTGGGTTGAAATAATCTGTAAATTTACCTGATGTCTGCTGTCTAACTTCTCCCCAATAATTTAGTGCTGGTGGCAACTGATCGCTGAATACTGGATTTCTAGATTTAGCTTTATTTAGGGCTAAATAAAAACCTCTCATAACATTTGGTATACCTGATCGTTCAACTTTAAGTAATTGTTCTTCATTCAACATTACGTTTGATGCATCAGGATTTCCAACTCTTTCAAGTGTTGCAGTAAATGATGTTGCACCTATTAGAGGTTGTCCTGGCACAAACTGATTTATAAAATCATTAGTTGAAGTTATTACACCACCAGCTTTTTGACCAAGGTATATTTGCATTCGTTCAATAAACTTTTCAGTAGAACCTTGAGGATTAAAACTTGCTTTGTGCAATTCGGATACACCCTGGAGAAATGGCATATTCATAGCATATTCTGATACAGCTAAGACACCGGATGTAAATATATTTTCTAGACTTACCATATCTGCATCACCTGAGTTTTGAGCATAATATGCATAGTCAGATGCCATAGCTAAAACACCTGAGATAGGATCGAATCTTGAAAATGTAAGATATTTATATGAACCATCTTCTTGTTTAAAACCAATAGAGTAGGGTGGTGCATCACTAAACTTCCTAGCTTTTGGATTACTTGGACCACTGCCGTTTATGACTATTTGATCACCATACTCACCACTAGCCAAATAAACCATACCAGCAAATATTGAGTTACCTAAAACTAGTTTAGAGAAAGCTTTGTCGAACTCAGCACCTTCACCTTTTTTAACTGCTCTATAAACTGGTGACCAATTCAAAGTTCTGTCAAAAACAGCCTTTACAATGTTTGTAGGTGTCTTGGAAAAAGGTATTATAATCTTACCACCAGGTATGTTAGATGCTCTGACCAATGCAGAAAAAGCTCCTTGTGGGTCTTCCTGGAAAGTAGATTCCCTGGCTTCTTGTGTCATTAGCTGTTTGATATCGTCATACTTATCAGTATTAAGTAAAATATCTTTGTATAGATTTTCTGCTTCTGTCTTTGCTACCTCTTCACTTGCACCACCTTTTATAAGTGTTTCATACTTGATCTGCATATTACGATAAGCTTCTCTATATAAAACTTTACGTTCAGTAATAACTTTGAAAAAGGCATCTTCTGAAGCAAGAAATCTGCCTGGCATCCTAGTCATAATACCTAAAATATTTAAGGCTGGCATAAATGATGTTTTGCCAAACTCTACCAGGCCACCACCTTTTATATTTTGTATTTGCTCTACTACTGTTCTTATATTGTCAGTGTTACCTATAGATGTAAGATTTTTAAGATCAATCTTTGTTGCAACATTTTCTGAGCCTTCAATACCCAGGGTAAGTGCAAAGCTTTTCATAGCATCCATCAGTGCCATCTTAGCACCATGTGCTTCTGCATTGAACTCACCAAGATAAACTCTATCACCAGTTTTGCCACCTATGCCCATCCTAGTTCTTGCTTCTCCAACAAGACCAGCTAAACCAGTTTCTAAAGTTCTTTGTGCAGAATAAATAGCATTACCAGCCATATTGACTACATGAGTTACTGGAGAAGATAGTAGGGCATTTATGTATATCTCCATCAAAACGTCATAACTCTTTGACAATATACCTTGCCTTGCAAACTGCATTCGACCTGGTTTTGGGAGTGTTGCATACATTTCTATATGTGCATTTATGAAATCATCATCTTCAGTAGGCATAATCTTATCTGCTTTTACATAGAAATCTGCCATATCTACATTCATTAGTTTCTTCATGGCTGATAATATACCAAGTGTTCTACCACCTTCTGATCCAACACCACTTACCTGGCCAATGATATTTTTCATTATGCCCATGTTAATATTAAATTGTTTGTATAAATCAACTTTCTCTTGACCTTTTGACATACCTTTAATTTTTGTAGCCATGTCATCTAAGTTTCTAGCAAGAGAAGCTATTAACATCATACCACCAACTAAATGTTCTACTGGTAAAACTTCCCCTGGTTTTCTGCTAAGTAAATCATATGCAATTTTGTCTAGGCCCATACCTTGTGCAGTAGCAACAACATCTTCAAGGCTTTGTGGATCTCTTTTCAAAAACCTAAAAAACTCTTCGTTATCTTTTGATATGGCCAATATCATTTCTTCAACATTTAGAGTTTTTATTTGACCAGTTAGTTTTTCAGATAATATTTTACCAACTCGTGCAAGGTTTATACCTGGGCCTTGATAGCCTTCTTGCTTCAATGCCTGGTTGAATGCATCTATATTTTTATCATCTATAGCTCTAAAAGTCACACCTGATGAACCAAAAGTAACTTCATCACTTGGCAGTCTGTCTTTAGTTATCTGTGCTTGTTTTTTCTCACCAGCTTTTAATATATTTATAAGCTTATCAAGTAGAGCCATCATCATCCCCTTGTTTAGATAAGCCCAAGGAACTGACAGCAACTGGACCAACTATTCCATATTTAGCCAAAATGTTTATGATTTTATCATCAAATATTACAAAATTAGTATCCTTACTATCTTCAATACCTGATAATTGGCCTGATTTAAATTTTAAACCTTTTATACCTACTGAATTTAACAACTCGCTAACTCTTTTATCGTCAAATTTTAACATATCTCTATCTAACTTATTATCTCCTAAACTGAACTTTCTAACAGCTATTAGGTCGTAAATATCCTCTCCAGTGCTATTTTCATTTATAAAATCTAGATTTAGTTTTTTGATTGCTTTTTTAATATTATCAGGCTGATCTTTAAGAGGTAAATCATAGTCTAATAAATCTTGAATTGTAGTTTGCAGATTTACTTTATAAAGTTTGCCTGGTTGATAATCAAAATCATTGACATCTAAATTATTAATAAAATCTAAACTTGATTTCAATCTTTCATAATCTATTTTATCAATGCCTTTAAGATCATTAGTCAAATCAAAACTATTTTCTATTGTTTGCTCATATTCATATTTTACATTATCAATAGCTTCTTTTGCATTAAATTTACCACCTAAAATTCTATCTCTTACCTTACTTAAAACAGCATCTTTATCGCTTATATCTTGTTTGTCTGACATAAATTTTATTGGCTTACCCTTAAATTCTACATTTTGTGTTTTCAAGATTTGATTTTTGTAAAACTTAGCTATGTCCTCACTATCGCTAAAATATAATCCATAGCCAAATGCCTGATTACCTTCTCCAGTTCCTATCTTAGTCAACTTAAATTCATCAAAATCAGCACCACTACCATGAAAAGCAATTATGCCATCTTCTTGATTAGTTGGTTTTTTTAACTTAGCTAAACCTTGTTTGATTAATTTATCTGTTTCACCTACAGCATTCATGGATAGGGTGGTCGTATTTCCTTCTAGATCTAATTCACCCTGAGCTTTTTCCCCTATGTTCTGCAAGGCATTCTTTATTTTATCGCTACCCTTCATAGCTCTATATAAAACACCAACGCCTTCTAGAGCCTTGCCTAATGCTTCTCCTACAATGCCACCTTCAAAAAATCTTTGTGGTGCTTTTTGTATTTTTTGCATCAATACAGATTGATCTTCATCGGCTTTTAGGCTGTTAATTATTTCTTGTTTTAAATTATCATTATCTACAAAAAAAGATGTTCCTAGTTCTAATAATCCTTGGTCTTGTGCATTCATTCCTATTACTTCTGCACTACCATAACCCAAAACATTTCTTAAAAATGTTGATCCTATATTAACACCCTGAAGAGCTTTTGTTCCCACAGCACCAGGTACAACCACCTGACCAACACCTTCACCGATTGCCGAACCAACTTCTTGTGCAGTGCCTTCAGGCTTCAACAAATTATTAATATAATTATTTATATCACCTATGATAGGTAACTTTTTATTTACAAAAGGTATAAATGATTTGCTGTATGCACCATTAGTAATAGTGTCCATAAACTCAGTGCCAAACTTACTTGCACCAGTCGGAACTCCTTTAGCAACACCTACACCAAAATCACCGACAGCACCTGGAGTAGCTTTGACAACATCAACTGCTTCATCGACAAAAGTTCTTTGTTTTTGGATGTTTGCACCATTTTCTGAAATAGCAATGTTAAGATTTACACCTTTGTCTCTTAGTGTATTACTAGCAAATATTTCTGATAAAATCTGATCTTCATCAAATATAATCATTCGCTAAACCTTTCTTCAGCAAGCATACTTTTTGTTATTGATATATATGTTTCAATTCTTGATTTTTCTTTTTTCTCATTACCTGACTGAAATAAACCTTTTCTTTGTTCTGCATCTGTTAGCATATCTTCAAGCTTGTCTTCCATCTTTAAAACATTTGCTCTTGTCATAGGCTGATCAGCAGATATCAATTCAGGATACTCTTTTATAAATGTGTCAAAGTAATTTCTTTTAAAGCTATCTCTTTTTTTTGTAAAAATTTCTTGTAAGATTATTTCACCATCAGATTTAGCTAATTCTTTAACTCTTTTAACATGATCAAAGGGAGCATCAGCAGTGGTTTTTGTTTTGTTGTAAGCCAATTCTTCTTCTTGTAGTTTACCGAGTATCTGTACAAACACTTCGCCTTTTGCATATTGTGGATCGTTCTGATCAGTAATTTCTCTATCAACTAAAAATCCTAATTCTTTTGCTAGTATTGTTTTAGCATCTGCAAAGCTTTGTGTTTGCTGTCCATTAAGTTTTGTAAGTATAGTATTAAAATCTTTTGGTGTTAATAAGTCAGCCTTATCGTTAAGTGTTTTATATGTGAGTGTTCCAAAACCAGCTTTCTTAGTTAAGTTTCTTAATGTTACAGCATCACTAACAGTTCTAACACCTCCAGCCTTGTTGTTCATTTTTGTTAAAGTTTCCCAGGGATTATTATCGTCTTCAAGATCAACAAGTTTTTTTAACTTAGCTAAATCTGCTGTTATTGTTGCTTGATCTTTACCTTGCTGTATATCGTTAGTAATTTTAACTTCTAATTCTGAAGCTGTCTGACCAGCCAACTTAATTTTTTCTTCATCAGCTAAATCTTCTATTGAGTTTTGATTATTTACCATAGTTGTGATTTCAGTAGCAAGTTGTTTCCTATCAACTCCGGACAAGCCTGATACCAAAGCATCTATAATTTTATCACCAGTGGCTTTACCTCTTCTTAGATCATCTGTAATCTCTGATACATCTTTTGCATTGTTTAGTGCCAAGGTTTTGATTGTTGAAAACATACTTGTCTTAAATGCTGTATTCCAATCTTTTACACCTGATCTAAATGCTTCTCTTTCAAATCTAGCACCAATCATCGTTTGACTGTATTTGTTTAACAGACTGTCTTTGATACCACCCTTGCCATATATTTTTTGTGCAAGTTCTTTTTGATTTACAGTGTCTGTGTTTTTTGGAAGTATAGCTGTTATTTCACTCTCTAAATTATTAAGGTGATTATCTAAAATTAATGTTGCACCACTTTGTAAACCACGAGTCGTAATTTTATTTAGCTGTACACCATACTTGTAGAAATGGCCGTTAGCCTTAATACTTAGATCGGATGTAACTTGTTCACCAATCCCAGGTGAAATGTCATATGCTAGTTTAGATGTTTCTAAAATTATTGCATTTAGGTCGTTTCTAAATTCGTCAATGTTTATTGGATTTTGTTCTACGTCTAGACGTTTTTGATTCATTTGATTACTGGCAGAAACAATTAGACTGTTACCAAGTGTCTTGGCTACCTGGTTAAAAGCAGATGATCCAAAAACTGTTTTTCTATCAAATTGATCTAAAGGGTTTTCACCTTTGGCTATAGATTTTTGATAGTCTTGTACAGTAGGAGTATTCTCAGCACCAAATTTTTCACCTTGTATCTGTGCTTCTGCTTCTGCTCTTTTGAAAAAAAAGTTACTCATTTTGTTGAGTTCACTGCTCAACAAACTTAATGTCCTACCTTGCTCTCTTGTTCCAATACCGGAAGGCCCTTGGATATTTCCAAGTCGTATTCTAGATGATAATGATTGAAACCTAGTTCTAGCCACTATCTAGCTCCATACCTTGCCTGATAAAAACCAGGACTTGGACCTCTTGTCATGCCAGTTGATGTTGTGCTAGTGGATGTTGTTCCAGCAGTTCCAGGACCACCTAATGAAGCATAGTTCAAACCAGCACTGGCAATAGTTCCTAAAGCACTTATATATCCTTGTTTCTGAGCTTGCCTTCCAGCAAAACGTAAATCTTCGGCTTGTGCTTCAGAAGAACTTATTGCTAAGAATGCATTATCCCTGGCAGTAAAAAAGTCTGATGTACCAGGTTTTATAATTTCATTGATTGCAAATGTATTTGGTGTGCCGATTGTAGGCTCTAGACCACCAGCAAAAGCTGTAGCATTTACGGAAGCTAAAGCTCGTCTTGTATTCTCCAAAGCTTTTATGCCTTGCTCTTTTGCCTTTACTGCTTCTATACGGCCTTCAAGTTCCTTAAAACGTGCCTGAGAGTAGTATGCCTTCTTTTGTGCTTGTCCGGCTTGTATCTGAGCAAATGCACTTACTCCTGATAATACTAATGATGCGACTGCTACTGTCATGTTATTGTCCAGTACTTAGTTTGTACTCTACACCTAATACAGTAGCGAATAGAGGTTGTGTTTGTGTAAATGTAAGTTGTGCTGTATCACTGTATCCCAGTAGGGGAGCAATCCTTTTTCTTCCGGTAAATGTCGTAGGTACTGATCCTAATGTATAAGGAAAAGATTCTAAGACACATTGAAATCCATTGATGGCTACATTTTGAGTTCTGTCTAAAACTGGTGTAGCTTCTAGTATTCTACGTTTCCGGCTAACAACCACACCGGATGATAACTTGGGTTCTGCTGGTAATGTCTTGACTTCGACAGTGTAGGGAAGGCCAACCTCAACAAATGATGAGGGTGCTTGATCTATAGTTATAGCTCCACTTGAAACAGTCTTGTCAGTCAAAACAAAATTATCTCTTACTACATCTACAGTCTTGCCTTCCAGGTGAGATAGGTTGGAGCAAGTTGTATTACCTGGTAAAGATTGATCAGGGCTGGTTGCCCCTGAGAAGTATTGTATGTTGGCATCTGTCGTTCTTTGATCGTCAAACATCTCAACATATCTTTTTGTAGCACTATTGATTGTTCTTTCTGTAACAACATAAATGTCAGTAATATCAACACCTACGTCTAGAAACTTACCATCTGTAATGAACTCTGAAGGAGCTACAACATTCTGTGATCTCAAAATAGAGAATACACCCATTGTGCCATCCTGGTCATTTGTAATCAAAAGAAGATCACCATCATCAGTAGATGTCGCAACTCTCAATGCCATAGACCTAGGTGTTTTCAATAAGTGTGATGACAGCAATGAAATATTATTAGCTTGGTAGTTTAGATCAACATCACTAAATAAAAACTCTCTAAGGGCCTTTCCTTCTCTTTGAATAAATAATGTACCACCTTCTGCCGACACTGGCTTGATGCCTTCTTTTGATCCTCTTCTTGTAGCATTTTTAATAACCAGGTTAGATGGTGTAATAGGATCAAGATCAGCCTGGGGAACGAAGAACTCTGCATCAGTTGTGAATATCTGTAGGTCTCTTCCTGATCTCATAGCTGTAATAGCATTGACACTATCGGTGGCTATCGTCACAAACAAAGCATCGTCATCTAAAGCTTCGTGTGCTTTGAATTTAAAAAAGTCACCTATCTTAGATCCAAACAAAGCATTCGGTAAAGATTTACTACCACCAAAAAATAATCTTCCTTCATGGAATGTGCATGTCCTTGGAAAACCTCTAGTGCTTGAAAATACATCTTCATAACCTTGCTCAAGTTCCCAAGAACCGGATGCTATAGCTACATCTTTTTCAAAGAAAGGAAACTCGGTGACAACCTTTACAACAGTCGATGATGTAAATTCAACAATCCTAGCTCTTCCAAAACCATTAAGAACATTGATGTACTGATCAACATGGGATGATGAAAAAACCCCTGATGAAGCTGTAACATTGACTGTGCCGTCTACAGCATCCGGTGTTATTGTAGCAGAGGGATTGCTAGTTGATAAAGTAAATGCATGTTTTGGAGATGTCAGTGATATAGTTGAAAATGTCCAGCTAGAATTACTACCACCTCTAACTATAGATTTAGGAGACATATCTTCATGGACCAGGATCAAAGTATCTGCACTTTGGGTAAAGTACAAACGATCAAGATCGATATCACCCAAGGCACAAACAAGAAAATCATTACCTGAACTATTGATGTTTGTAATCTGTTGACCATTTGCAAAGACAAACATCCTGGTATTGCTAGTTGTGTTTTTTACAAACACCAGCATATATGATTGTGTCGTAGAAAATTCAAAAGGAACTAATCTAATACCATCTAAGGTAGTAAACGATCCACCCAGGTGAGATGATATATCCAGCATAAATCTAAGACCAGGCCGTCTTTCAAAACCACCCTGGGGAAGCACAACAACATTCTGTGCTTTTTCTAAAGCTGATGCATATTGTTGTATATCAATTCTACCAAATAGAAGGGGATCAATCTCACCTACTGTAAAGTTTGATTGGTATTGGGTAACCCTGGGCATTATCGTACCTCAGTCAGTAAATAATCAGCTATGACTGTTTTGGATTGTCCAGCACCATCTATGTTGATTGCTTGCCTAAAATATCCACCTCTCATATTCTCAGAAGGTGTTCCTAGAGCTACAGTTTTCCAATAATCACTTTTTGTTGTTTGATCTGTAACTGGCTCGGCTAAATGCCAGGCCATTTGGTAAACAAGCAACTGTGTAAAATATGCTGGCATATCAACTTCAGATACTAGCTTTTGATAATCTAAAACTATTGTTGTTTCATTTGTTAATAATTGATCACCCTGGATTTCATACTCAGTTATCTTAGGTAATGTACCAGTAGATAAAGAAGCATATACGGCCCTTGGAACACCATTGAACATATCTGATGGTAGTTGATAAGCATACAAGTAAACATTAGTTGGTGTTGTTGTAAGCTGGCCTAATTGCTGTTTTGTTAGTGTAAATGACCAGGGATACATTCCCATAGTTTGTGCTTTGACACGAGGATATAGCACTGAGCAGATAGAGCTAGGGGCATTGCCATCTGCAAACGAAGTGATTTGATTTGCTCCAAGTAGAAGGAGAGCTTGTGAACAAATGCTTACATCAGTATCGCCTTCAGCCATATCCTCGCCTTTTAGTTGTTAGTCACTATCTGTCTGAGAAATTGATGTTCCATCAGAAATATCAACAACACCTGAAGCATTTGAAACTACAGTGTGTATTGATGATGCTAATGTACCACCAGTGCTTGTTACAGATATAATGACATCGCCTACACTTACATCATCAGATACATCATTGAAGTATCCTGAAGCATCGATAGTACCGACAGCATCAGTTGTAGTGTAAGTAAATAGTTGTGGTGCTACTCCTTTTTTGGATTGACCACCAATTGGATTCCATCCAGTTCTACTAAATGCCATA